TGGGGCACACAAATCGAACAAGGAGCATATCCAACATCATACATACCGACAACAACTACGGCATTGACGAGGAATGCTGATACATTATTTAGAGATAATATTTATACAAATGGATTAATTACTGCTGCAGGTGGTACTTGGTTTGTTGAAATTGATAATAATATAGCACTTATTAGGGATGCTGGTAGTTACTTCGGATTACAAGATTCAAATATTTCACAACAAAATGGTTTTTCAATTAAATCTTTAAGCGGTACAGCAAATAGATTAGCTATTGTAAAGAGAATAGCAAGTATTGAAACTCTGTTATACACAACTTTGACAGATAAAATAAAGGTAGCTATAAAATGGAACGGAACAACTGCTGATATATTTGTAAATGGAATTAAAGTAGTTGCAGCAACTGCATTTACGGCTACGGTAATGCAATATTTAAATTTACAATCTGCAGACGTTCCAAAATACATAAAATCAACAATGCTATTCCCGACACCTTTAACAGACCCAGAATGCACATCACTAACAACTCTATAATTATGAACATTTACAAACTTAGATACGCAGACAAAGAAACTGCAATAGCTGATTTAAAATCAAAAGGCTTACTTCTTGAAGAAGGTTACGGAATAGGTGTTCACGCTATTGTTGAACTTGGTAAGATTGTTATAAACCAACCTACTGAAGAAATAGAGCCAATATTTGCAGATGGATATCATTATGATATTATGTGTGAGCAAGATGTAGATTTTGGTGAAAATTCATTAATTGTGAATAATCCTAAACACGGATTTTTGGGATATGAAACAAAAGGCAATGAGATTACGGAACAAATAGTAATAACAGAATAAAACAAGTAATTAAATAAATATAACAATTAAATTAAATAAAATGGTAGAAACAAAAAAAATAACAGCAGAACAATTAGAAACAATTGTTAAGGGTCAAAAAGAATTAAATTCTTTATTAGTAAACATCGGAGTTTTAGAATCCCAAAAACACAGTTTGCTACATCAAATTGCAGATGTAAACAAGCTTAATGAAGAGTTTAAACACGGATTGCAAGAAGAGTATGGCGCAATAAATATTAATTTAGAAGATGGTTCTTACTCTTTAATTGAAGATGAAAAAGATCCTTTACCTAAACTTGACGTAGTGTAGCAATGGATTCAGTTATAAGAAAAATAAGCATTGGCACAGACTATAAGAATGAGGCTATGCACTATTCTATAGGGCAACAAGTATACGGAGGGCACGAAATTGCTTATATCAATTTAGATCAAACAGATTCTTCTTATAACATATACATAAAAAAGGGAGATGAAGTTATGCCCTGGAAGAAATTCAATGCAAATATGGCAATCTCGGTAGAATACGATTTAGAATACTAATGAAAAGTGTATTTAATTTTATCGTAAAGCCAGTAGGCGAAAGATACGATAACAAAATTAATGTGGAAGGCAAAGAGCTCATACTAAATACGAGAATAGAAAGTTTTAAGTCTGTGAATAATTTAGCGGAGGTAATATCTACCCCGCTAGCTTATTCAAGTGATATAAAAGTAGGTGATATTGTTGTTATACATCATAATGTTTTTAGAAGATTCTATGACATTAGAGGTAATCAAAAAAACAGTAGAGCATACTTTATGGATAATATGTACTTCTGTGATATAGATCAAATTTATTTATACAAATCAGAAGATAAATGGAAAACTCTAGGCAATAGATGTTTTATAAAGCCGTTAAAGAATATTGACTATTTAAAGCTTGATAAAGAGCAGCGCCTTATTGGTATACTAAAATACGGAAATAGTTCTTTAAAAGAGCTTAAAATAAACGAGGGAGACCTTGTAGGTTATGCTCCTTATGGTGAGTTTGATTTTATCATAGATGGAGAACGACTTTATTGTATGAAATCTAATGATATTGTAATTAAATATGAATATAAAGGAAACGAAGCGGAATATAATCCAAGCTGGGCACAAAGCGGTTCTTGAATTAATTAAAGTTGCCGAAGAAGCAATCCTAGATAATGGAGACGATGATTTAAGTGCAGACAAATTAAAGAATGCCGCTGCTACAAAAAAACTAGCGATATTCGATGCTTTTGAAATACTAACCCGTATTGAAGAGGAAGAAAAGTTATTAATTGAAGGAGATAAAGAAGCTGAAGTAAAAGTATTTAAAGGTTTTGCGGAGGGGAGATCTAAATAATGTACGAGCAAACTTTATATAAAATAATACCTGACTATATAAAGTCAAGTGTTATTAAGCAGAATAACCGTTTAAAAAAATGGAAGTATGGGTACAATAAAGATCATGATGTGGTTGTTATTAGTAAAACTGGAAAGATTGGTGAAATCATTGAAATACAAAATTTAAAAATAGCTTTACCTTTATCTGAAAACGCATACTCAAGATCCTCAAAAAAAGAGGAGCAATACTGGGAGCAGATGAGCTTCCCAAAAGAAATAAGTAAAATAAAAAGCACGTTTGATTGGAATAAACAACCTGATGTATTCAAAGACAGGTGGTATGATTACATTGATAACGAGTTTAAATATAGAGAAGAAGGTTTATTCTTTTATAATAATGGAAAGCCAACTTACATAACGGGTACACACTATATGTATCTACAATGGAGCAAGATAGATATTGGTGCCCCAGACTATAGAGAATCAAACAGATTATTTTTTATATTTTGGGAAGCTTGCAAAGCAGACACCAGATGTTACGGAATGTGTTATTTAAAAAATAGACGTTCTGGATTTTCATTTATGTCTTCAGCGGAATTAGTTAATCAAGCGACAATATCAAGTGATTCAAGATTTGGTATATTATCTAAATCAGGATCAGATGCTAAAACAATGTTTACTGATAAAGTTGTTCCCATATCAATTAATTATCCTTTCTTTTTTAAACCTATCCAAGATGGTATGGATAGACCCAAAACAGAATTAGCTTATAGAATTCCAGCGTCTAAATTTACTAGAAGAAAATTAGATAATAGTGATGCTCCGGAAGAACTTGAAGGATTAGATACAACAATTGACTGGAAAAATACGGGAGACAACTCCTACGATGGTGAGAAATTAAAACTTCTTGTTCATGACGAGAGTGGTAAATGGCTAAGGCCAGATAATATATTAAACAACTGGCGCGTTACAAAAACGTGTTTACGATTAGGTAGTCGTATTATTGGCAAATGCATGATGGGTTCAACCTCAAATGCTTTAGATAAAGGAGGAGACAATTTTAAAAAACTTTATTACGATTCAGATGTTACGAAAAGAAACCGCAATGGGCAGACTAGTTCAGGACTATATAGTTTGTTCATACCTATGGAATGGTCGTACGAAGGATTCATTGATACTTATGGCATACCTGTCTTCGACACTCCAAAAAAACCTATAAAAGGGGTTGACGGAAACGAAATAGAATATGGCGTTATTGAACATTGGCAAAACGAAGTTGATGGTTTAAAAGCAGATCAAGATGGTTTAAATGAATACTATCGTCAATTTCCAAGAACCGAGCAACACGCTTTTAGAGATGAAGCAAAACAATCCCTATTTAATCTTACTAAAATATACGAGCAAATAGATTATAATGATGATCTAAGAAACTCAAACGTATTAACAAGAGGTAGCTTTCAATGGGCCAATGGCGTACAAGATACCACTATAGATTTTTATCCAAATAAAGATGGTAGATTTTTAATTTCTTGGGTGCCACCTAAACATCTTCAAAACCGTGTCATAATAAAGAATGGACTAAAGTATCCGGGTAATGAACACTGCGGAGCTTTTGGCTGTGATAGTTATGATATATCTGGAACAGTTGACGCTAGCAGAGGATCTAATGGTGCATTACATGGGTTAACTAAGTTTTCAATGGAAGACGTGCCACCAAATCAATTTTTTTTAGAATACGTTGCAAGACCTCAAACAGCGGAGATATTTTTTGAAGAAGTATTAATGGCTTTAGTATTTTACGGAATGCCAATACTCGCCGAAAATAATAAACCAAGATTACTTTATTATTTAAAAAGAAGAGGATACAGAGGTTATTCAATTAATAGGCCTGATAAAGTTTGGAATAAATTATCACCAGCAGAAAAAGAAATTGGTGGAATACCAAACTCATCACAAGATATAATGCAAGCTCACGCATCTGCTATAGAAACTTATATTGAAAATAATATTGGTTTTACAAATGGGTCGTATGGAAATATGTATTTCCAAAAAACTCTAGAAGATTGGGCAAGATTTAATATAAATAATAGGACGAAGCACGATGCTTCCATAAGTTCTGGGTTAGCCATTATGGCCTGTAACAAACATATGTATACACCAACAACCCCTTATGA